CAAATATTTTAGCCAACCAGTAAACATGTGCCTGTTTTCAATATAGTTGTTATCATGTTCACTTGCATAGGCTTCCTGTTCAAATGAGACCATCTTATAAGACTTGTTCCATTCGCGATACATTGCCCACCTGACAAGAAATTCAATGCCGTACCAAATATAGAAGCTAACCATAGCTAAAAGATACCACCAAGCAGAGATACCTAATATTAGTTGTAACAAGAAAACCACAAATCCAACCAAACAAGCCAACTCGATCCACTGATATGAGTGACAAGTTTCATGGTTTTTAACTTCTTGTGAAATAACGCTTTCTTTACGTTTGCTAAATACAAATGGACCGATGGTTATAGTATGACATCCACTAAATGCCAATACTATATCAGCTACTTTACTTTCATAATAAAATCGTTTCATACATGCCAAGGATTAAGGTAAGGGTCATAAGATGTTTGGAAAGTTGCCATTTGCCAATCTGTTACAGGCTGTTTCCGTTCATCAAGTTTTCTGGGGATTTGAGGATTCAATTTTAAGCGTGCAGCATCTTTCAGCCATTGCATAGAATGCTCATAATCATCTATTCGGACGGTACTGATATTGTTAGGTGAAATCAACTTGTGTAATTCATACAAAGCCAATTGTACCATGTGTCGCTTCAAATTGTAATTTCTTGGGTCTTGACGCTTGATATTTACTTCCAATGTAGGGACTTGTGCATTAGGATTGATTACTGGGTAATACACTTCATTATTAAACACTACATATTCGTGTTCAGATAATTCATACGTGTCCAAATTCTTATCATATTCCCCAATCAATCCCCAATTATCAGAAGCCATCGGTTCTACAAAAGGGTCATAATCTTCAAATGTCAACAATGTGAAGAATTTACCGTTATGTTTAACCACTTCCCACAACTGGAATTGATACGGCTCCCAGTCGAATACTGTAGCCTTTTCCCATGCCATAACTCCTGGAATCCGAATGTCGTTAAAATCAAAACCATTAGTAAGGTCACATACATACACAGTGTCCACAAAACGCACCATATCTCCCGGATGATAATTCTTCATCTGTGAATATGGTTCAATGGTACTGGAGTCGATGTATTCTTCTACAGCGTGCCAATAAGCCTGTGTGTAAGGTGTCTTGTAACCGTTGATTGATTGAATTACTTCATAAATCTCACCTTCAAGATAGAAATGGGACCCGATAGGGTAACTGATTCTACGATCATAATCAAAGATATATTTACCCTTATTCAGTTCACGTTCAACTTCATAATTTTCAGAAAGATAATCTATGATTGATGCTTCAGCAGCTTGTTCGGCTTGAATGAATCTGTTTTCATTATTTCGCACTAACTGTGCTAAAGCTGAATCGGTAATGATACTCAAATAATCTTTCTGATTCAAAAATCGTCTATACATTATATTAATATTCAAACATGTTATAAACAGGTGCTGTATATGTTTCAATTGTTGTTTTTTGATTTTGGAACTTTTTCCAGCTTTCATTGAGGAACAATACGAGCACATAGTCTAAAATATCGGACAAGTGACCGTATTTTTCTTCCTTTCCTCCAGTTTTGGGATTTAATACCTTCTGTTTGCATTTGGTGCCATCAGAGTTTTTCTTTTGATAAATCATGTCCTCTGTTAATTTACGACACCTTAAATCAATCATAAGTTTCCAACCATCAAAACCATTGAAAATGGCATTGACAAATTCAAGTCTGGTGGCTTGTGGTGGTTGTTTGGGTAATAGTTTGATTCTAGGTCGTAAAACACTATTGCGCAAATTGTCTGTTATTATAGTATAGTTATTGACCCCTTCTTCTGTTTGCGTACTTCGTGCAAGACCAGCTGGGTCGCCAGTAATAATCATTCCACCTAAGTGTTGGTCGCCTATACGTTTTTCTTTGACTCTTTGTGCCAATTTAGGAGTGTTGTTTTCTTTCTTCTCAGGCTTGCCAAGATTTTCCTCTAATAAATAGATTTCTTTCTTGTCATAATTTATTTGAAATTCCATTTCACTCATGTATGGTGCCACATTGAAGTCCCATCCAGATATAATTGGTTTCATAGGGTCATATACCTTTTCTCGTAATTTTTCAATAAGGTGTTTCTGACCATCAAAATTCCAATATGCAGCCATAATATTGGATTCTACAAAATCCCAATTGCCATACAACAAACGTTCCCTTGTGGCTCTGTCGGTAATTTTATTTAAAGCTGCTACGTATGTTTGTACAAATTGCATATCGGGGTTATCAAATACAGAGAATGGTACGTATGCTTCACCTTCACGGCACAATACAGGATTGCCTTCATCATCTTGTACAAAACGTGAGCGAACCCAATTCACGCATGGGTTGGTTGACATCATCATTCTAGCTGTTTTAAAAGTTTCTGCTGTTCTCCAACGTAAACGTGAAAACAATACTTCTACAGCTCTTTCACTAATTTCTGAAACCTCATCAATAAACGCTATTGTATATTCCGATGAACCAAAACGTTCAAAGTTAGGGTCCGAAGGTGTATCACACATTTCTTGCATAATGATTACTGAATCATTCCAGAAGGTTAGAATACCATCCAAATTATTAATCTTATAATGTTCACCTTCCTTTAGTCCCCATTCTTTACATACCTTTTTAATAGTATTGAATGTAGAACCTTTCAAACTTTTAAGTGTTTTACGTGCCACTACAGCACGGATGTCTGGAAATCTGATACAGCTACTTACTAACCAACATGAGCCTAGGTAACTCTTTCCACCACCAGCAGCTCCACCCCCTAGTATTAATTGTGGCAAATCAGTTGAGCCGCAATGAGTACAGTATGGATGGTATTTTTCATTGCCCTTTTCATCATGTCCGATCATTTTTTGTGAAATTTGTCCACCACAATGAGGACAATAATCGGGCTGTAATAGTTTCCATAATTCATATTGTTTACTGGAAGGTTTAAAGTCAATCCTTAAATTTTGAGGTGCTTTTAATCCTATTGCCATTGTGTCTGTTTTAAAATTAAAGGGAACTTGCACATTATGACAAGTCCCCTTTATACATGGAAGATATGATTTTGAGTAAAGAAGTGTGAGGTCAATCTTGTGCTGCATTATAAATGCGTTCCACAACAGCCCAAATGTCATCGGTTTGTTGTTGTTCGGCCACACCTTCGCAAGCTTTCTTCAAATAATTTAATTCTTCTTTGCTGAAATCAACGACCAACGGTACTTCCATATCTTTTTGAACATTCCATTCGATTCGTTGTTCATCTTGCTTTTCTACGATTTCGTATTCCTTACGGTCATTTTCAGTCAATCCAATCTTTTGGATAATTGATTTCTTCAGATTGAATTCCATGAAATTGTTCTTTTCAGGAAGCATTGAAGGAATCAAGAGTCTGTCTTTTACATGTAATTCCATAACTTCTAATATGTTTTTAACAAGAATAGTGCTAATAATATTCTTCGGTTGTGCTGTAATGAATTATTTTGTAATTTCAATCAAAATTTCTTCGCCACGTTTCCATGCTTGACTTAATACTTGATAAAGTCTCTGGAAGGTGGCTGTTGAATTCAAAACTTGTCCTACAGCTTTGTTCTCTCCCACCAAAATACATCCGGCACTATGACTAGCGGTGTTCCCAATATGAATCAATACCCCTTCAAATCCAGGAACATTCATTAATCTTGGTACATAGCCTTCACAAAATTTATATGATGCTACTTTGCTGTACTTAGGAGATTTTACAGCCAATGTAATCTTGTATTCACCGTATGGAATTGCGGTTATACAATCATTGGTATGACATCCGTCTTTATTTTGGTCCTTAACAATATGAATATTGTCTATATCCATATTCTGATATAATCCTCTATCGGCATCTTCAATTGTGTCACAAAAATAGGCTCCATCAACATACAATTTGCCTATAGTGTACCCATGTCTAAAAGCAATACGTTTTAATAATAATTTCATCGCAATTCAATATATTCTGAATAATTTAGATTTACATAAGGGTTGTTTGTGACTATAACCTGTTTAATAGCCTTACACCCCCAGCTCCACCATAGGAATTTATGTTTGGGAACTTTATGTATGATTTGTGTCAATTGAATAGGGACCTGTATGTTAGCTATTAAGCTGTCATTTTTTATGGTACCTATAAAAGATATATGAGTGTTTTCTAATTTGACCGTTGTAATAGGTCTAGAAATACTGTCAGAAATATGTTTTACAATTGGTGTAGCTATAGGAGCATTTACTTCTAAAGATTGCTTGGAAACTGATTGTATATTTTTCAGTTTCAATTTTAAAGACTGGATGGTGTTCAAATCTTCTGCTCGATATGCCTTGTATTCATCAACCGTGAATGATAAAGTTTGTATTTGATAGGCTTGTTCGAGAGAATCTTTTCGTAATGACTCAATATCATTCAATAACCCATAAGTGTTGTTTTGATATGTGTCCCTATCTCTTTTGACCTCTTGTATTGTATCATGTTGATAATATATAATAGCGGCCATGCTCAGTATAATTACTGCAACGATGGCCGCTGGCTTAAAGGAGATCATTGTTTTACAATTTGAATAGAATCTTTAGGAATAAACCATTCTTCTTCATTCAAGTATGGTTGTTCCAGTTTTACATAAGCCCCATTGTTATGTGGACCGTTTTCTACGATAACGCCTTTGGCACCAACCAAATCATCAA